AAATAGAGAAGGAGTTGGTGAGATTAGGGTATTGTGTAGGAACAAGTAATAGGTTTAATGGATAAAGTATGGAATTAAGAATAAGACCTCAGTTAGAATTAAGGGAGTATCAAAAAGAACCTGTAAGGAAGGGGATAGAATTTTTCAAGAAGGAGAAGAGTGTTCCGAGTATAATTGTTGCGCCAACAGCAGCCGGTAAAAGTTTATATGTGGCTAAAATTGCGGAGGGTATAGAAGGAAATGTGATTGTGTTGGTTCCGAGTAAGGAATTATTACAGCAAAACTACGATAAATTTAAGGGATTTGGTGGTAGGGGGGCGATTTATTCAGCTAGTTTTGACAGCCGCAAAATTGGTACGGTGACGTTTGCTACAATAGGGAGTATAAAGAATATTGGCCATATATTTAAGCAAAAGGGGTTTAAACACATGATTATTGATGAGGTGGACAGATTTCCGCGGGAGGCAGGGAGTATGTTGGGTAAGTTCTTGAAGGACTCAGAGATCACCCATGTTTTAGGTCTCACCGCCACGCCGCTCAAATTACAGACGAATTTAGATGTTTACAGGAATACTTACAGTAAGTTAGTGATGTTAACGTCGAGGTCAGGTAAGGGTAATTTCTTTAAGGAGATTATTCATGTGACACAGATTCAGGAGCTAACTAAGTTAGGATATTGGGCTAAATTGGAATATGAATTGTATGACGTAAGCACGGCGGGGCTGGTGTACAATTATACAAAGGCTGAATATACAGAAGCGAGTATCTTGAAGATGTATGAGCTTAACAATGTCAATGAGAGGATTAAGTATAAGATTTCTGAGTTACCTGACAGGAAGAGGATACTGGTATTTGTGCCGAGCGTAGCGGCGGCGAAGAGATTGGCGGCTGAGGTTCCAAATTCGGCGGCGGTGTATGGGGACATGGCGGATGATGATAGGGATTATGTAATAAGAAATTTCAAAGCCGGCAGAATAAGAGTGGTGTTTAATTACGGAGTTTTAACTGTGGGGTTTGATTACCCTGAATTGGACTGTTTGATTTTGGGAAGGGTGACATCATCACTGTCTCTCTATTATCAAATTATTGGTCGTGGCACTCGTATTCACCCGGACAAGAAAGATTGCTTAATTGTAGATTTTGGGGGATTGGTACAGCGGTTTGGCAAGGTGGAGGACTTCTACTACACGCAGGAAAAAGGTGTTTGGAAGCTGTATGGGGCGGGTGGAATATTATTGTCAGGCATTCCCGTTCATGAGATCGGAAAGCACACTCATGAAACTGAGTCGAGAGAGAAGAAAATAATAATGACCTTTGGTGTACATAAGGGCGTGGAAGTCAAATTAGTTCCTAAGAGTTATAGGGATTGGGCGCTGTTAAATATTTCTTGGAATCAATATAACAGCCACATTAAGGATGAGCTGGAAAGAATAAGAAAAATTGAAACCTTACAAAACGTTTAACGTATAAGTATGGATATGGCATTGGTCGGAACATATAGAATACACATTAAGCCAAGGAGTAGATATGGATTTGCGGAGCTGGAGATTGGGCAGTCTGTTGTAACACAGGGTGTTTATAGGTTGATTAGAGTGAATGCTGATGGATTCAGAATAAGATGGGGAATGCATTTCTTGGTTAAGGACTTAGGGGAAGGTAAAGTAGAAATTAAAAGATATAAATAACTATATGGCTAAAGACCTGTATGACACATTAGGGGTGAATAAAAACGCATCCGCCGATGAAATAAAGAAAGCTTACCGAAAGAAAGCCGGGGAAAATCACCCTGATAAAGGTGGAGATAATTCAAAAATGACAGAAATAACAAAGGCATACGGTGTATTAGGCAATCAAAAGAAAAGAGATCGTTATGATGCAACGGGCCAAGAACAGGAAGAGCCTTTTGATAAGAAATTTCAGGAATTTATACAGAAATTCTTGTTACAGCTAATTGAGACAAGGAACGTAGACTCTACTAATTTGATTGGTGAATTGGAAAAGATTGCGCGGCAAAACATTTCAGGCACTAAGCAAGCCAAGAATGAATCTGAGTTTAGAAGAAAGAAATTTGAGAAAGTGCTGATGAGATTGGAAGCTAAAGGAGAGAATAGAATTTCCACAATTATAGAAATGAACATTGATAATTGTAAGAAGGAGGAAGGTATGTTGCAGGAGCATTTGGACTTTATGGCTAAGGTGCTGGAATGTTTGGGAGGCTATATGTATAATTATGACCCTGCAATGGATTACAACGGATTTTTAATTAATTGGAACCGCGTATGATTTATTACATTACCATAGATCAGTTATTGAGTAGCAAGAGGGAGAGGGTGGAGAAGGACTTGAATAGCATTTATGATTTGACAGTGAAAGATGTATTAAGGAGTGAGAGGCAGTATTTATACAATTATAAGTGGTTAGGACACTCGGTAGTGTTTAGGTATCACGGAAGGCATAAGATTTTAATTTACAACAAATAATTATTAAATTTGAGATATGAGTACAGCGACAAATTTTATCCCGCCTGACGCGGGGCTTAAATTTTTAATATGTGTATTGGCGGCAGTGTTAATTTTAGCTCTTTGTAAATGCTAACACCTACTTTAATTACCCGATATGGGATAGCTGCCACTTATGATAGAATTACTTCTATTGATAGGATATTTAGCGGACGGGATAACGACCCCATAAATGAAGCTGAGAATTTAGCCTGCGACATAGCAGAGGGTTGTTTTTGGGACATTACAGTGGCAATTTGCGGAGAAGGGAAGTGTGTTACACAGATAATTGTATTTAGAGATAAGTTGGGCTTTGAGAGATATAAAAGAGATCAGGTAACATTGTTTGACCAAAAGGAGTTATGACAGTTTATGGTATAGACATAAAAGTGCCAATAATGAACGGCGGCTACATTTGGATATGTGTAATTCTTAATTAATAAAACATGACTCAGAAAATAACAGGTAAAATAAGACACATATTTAACGGAGAGATTGCCGGCGAAACTCTTTATAAAAAAAGGTTTGTGGTTGATTATGTTTCTAATGCAGCGGCTAAATGGAATAAATCTTCTCCTGTTCAATTCTTTGCATTTAACAGAAAGAACAATAATGCAAATATTTATAACGAGCTAGACCTTTTTTCTAACGGAGACGAAGTGGAGATTGAATTTAAGATATTAGGAAGAGAGTTTCTTGGCAAATACTTCAATACGCTAGAATGCGTAGGCATAAAACTATCTCAAACTTGTAAGGAAATTTAATAACTAAAAAGTATCACAGAATTGAAATGGAAGATAGAGAAGAATACGAAAGTCAAAGTTTAGCGAGAGAGATTCGTTCTTTTGGCTTAAGTCCAGTTAAGGTGATGGCGGATGAGAGCGGAGATATTGCAAATCTATCCGAAGACGAGCTTCTTAATTCTAATGGTTGGGTAACGATCAATCTTCCTAGCGGCAACACTTACACTTACAATAAAAACTTTTGGGATAAGTTTCTATTTGGCAGCCCCGGAGATTTGGCTGGAACGGTAGGAGATAATAATTTAACAAGTAACAAATAAAAAACAAATAATATGAACATCAAGCGCATAGAATTACAAAGCGGCGGCTTTAAAGGAGCAAACATTAGTTTCATCACGCAAGTATTCAAAAATAATAGGCCATTTTTAAACGAGACTATTGAGAAAAGAAAGAATCCTATTCACATGGATTTTGAGAAGCTGTTTAAAGACCTTCGCATTCATCTATTGGACATTTACAAAATAAACAACATTCGTTTATCAGAGTCAGAAAAGAACACTTTGCTTTTAGAAACAGAAGTGTTTTCCATCGAATTTGATAATGACTCGTTTATTTTGGCCGGCGAACTTGAATCTTTTGAAGACAAAAAGATTAAACTCAAAACTTGCAAGGTACAACAATCAGATGGCTATGAAGGCTATGACGAAGTGCGTAGTATTATTGACAGTCTTAAAGTCGAAGCTACATCTTATCTCGATGGATTAAAAGTAGTGAGCGATAGAGAAATGATGCTTCGTTGGTTAGAAGCAAGAAAAGACCAAAACATGACTAAGGAGCAATTTGAATTGCTTGGTGAAGATGAGCAAAAGGAATACATGAACAAAACTCTTAATGCTAAATTTGGAGCCAATATTGAGGAAGACGAGGTAACGGAAGAGGAGGAAAGTGCATTAGAAGGAATTAACTTAACAAACGATGTTATTGAAATCCCTGACGCACCGGTGAAAAAAGGTAAAAAGAATAAAGAAGTGGCACAAGAAGAACAAGGAGGGGCGTTTTAATTATGGCACTCCACACTCTTTTTAAATCGGACGTTGTTTTAGAGCCTGAATCTCACACGTACATGGATTCTTTAGGCAGGAAATATTTGTCTGTAACTAAATTCTTAGGATTACTTTCTGAAAGATTTGAAGATACTCCTGCGTACGCTAGAGCAAGCGAAGAAACGCGGGCGCAATGGAAAGAGAAAGGAAGAGCCGCCGCTAATCACGGAACGACAATTCATAACGCTTTAGAGTTTTATAGTCAAACCGGACAAATACTAGCAGAGAATGTTCACATGGCAGAAGCCATAAAGAGCATCTCTGCGGAGTATAATGAGTATCATCAAAGTCATGATGAGATTTGCTTATCAAATAGTCAATACAGGCTAGCCGGAACCGCGGATAAGATTTGCTTATTAAGCAATCGCAAAGACTCTGAGGTTGATATTGCCGACTTTAAAACTAATATAAATAAAGGAATACAATTTCACAGCGATTATAAGAAAAGAATGTATCATCCCATTGAGCATTTACACGATTGTAATTTCGTTAAGTATTCTTTGCAGTTAAGTATTTACGCTTACTTCTTTGAGGAATTGACCGGCAGGAAAGTGAGAAAACTTTTTATTCACTTTATCCCACCACATGATTTCACGAAGCACTACAAGATACCAGTGATTTACATGAAAAACGATATACGCCTCATATTAGAAGCGTACAAGCAACAAATTATGAACATAGTAGAACCAGTTAAGTTATATGAATTTTGATAAAGAAATATTCCCAGCAGGCAGCCCACATCAATTTGCGGAGGACTTGTATTGGGAGTTCAGTGAGTTTGAAAATCTTACTGTCGATGAAGTGAAGAAGTGTTGTGACATAACCTTAAAGAAGTTAATGACCAATTCCGATACAGAAATGAGACTGTACTTTGATATGTGCAGGGATATTATTAAAAAGAGAGGAACGAAAGTATGAGTTATTTATTTTTTATAGATTCGAAAAACAACGCGATTTTACACCCAGAAGTAGTTAAATTGTGTCCTTCATTTAACGCGTTAACGGATAAAGAAACATTGTTTGTTATTTTGTACGCTGATTATAATTCAATATATAAACAATTTCCAGATCATGAAAGAAAGAGAAAGGCAATGTGGCACGCCTTTGACGATAATGAAACTGAAATAGTAGAGTCAGACAGGATTAAAATTTGTATTCAGGATTACATTTCACTTCAATATAATTCTAAAATTGAGACCGCTAGAAAGTATCAACAAAAGATAGACAAGCTGTTAATGCAGCTTGACGAAGATGATAGCCCTTCATCAATAGAGAAGATTGATAAGGCTATCGACGCGTTAAACAAAAGAATAAACTCTATGAATAAGGAGATTCTTGAAGATACGATAGACGAAGGAGTGTTAAAGGGCGGCAGGACAAAAAGCTTGTTAGAAAAATTGATTTCAAATAAAAAAAGATACGAGTCTATTGTTGGACATAAACTATAATTATGGCATTATTTAAACCTTTTGACGGAACTAATTTTGACCCACTCGATCCATCTCATAGACCTCCTTACATTAAAGGCAAAGGTTTTTGCCCAAATCCTATTGTAAAATTTGGAATACCACGAGAGGCGGATAGCGCAAGGGATAAAAAAGTTATCGGAACAGTTGCGTGGGAGAAATTTTGGGAAACTGAAATAGAAAGGATTCATAATGGTTATCAAACGGGCGGTTACTGGATTCCTGGACACTATTATTATTATCTTAATTATGCAGTAATGTCTACTATTAAATTTGGAAACATTAATCCAGATATAGATGACTTACACATGGAGCTTGCATATCTTATTGATTACTGTAAGAAGTATGGAAAGAACTTAATGATTCCAAAAGCGAGAAGGAAGGGTATTTCGGAGGCTACACACAAAATGGTTATTGATTATGGTTGGAGATTTATGTATTCCTATAAAGCTGGTATCGCATCTGGAAAAAAGGATTTTATCACCGACTTTGTGGCAAAATTAAGATATGGGTGGATGCACTTACCTCCAGAGCTTTATGTTGGAACTCATTTAAATAATGACGATGAAATCATAGCTGGATGGACGCAAAAAAACACGCATGGAGCATGGGAAGAGCTTGGAACCATGAATACGGTTTACACGAGAACAATTCACGCTGATGCTTCTGGATTCAAAGGGAACTACTATAATGACATTATTGTTGAAGAGGTTGGAGAGACTGAAAAGTTTTTAGAATTTTGGGCAGGCACTCGTGACGCAATGAGTGATGGCGCAGGAAATCAGGTTGGAAACGCTTATGTCTACGGAACAGGTGGTGACATAAATAAAGGTTCAAAAGCGTTTAAAGAAGCGTGGGATAGAAACAAAGAAAATAATTTTATTGACACTAATAATTTTATAAGATTTGTCATACCAGCGCAAAGGTTTTATTTTTATGGAGGAAATATAAATAAAACAAGAGACTTGCCAGCAACATCTTCTTTGTTTAAAACATATAAAGCGCATCAGTTAATCGGAGTAGAAGATATTGATCTATCTTTAAAAGACATTATGCAAACGCGCGAAGATAAAAAACACGGTAGAAGAAAAGATTATTTAGAGTACATTCAAAATAACCCTGTTAATGAGCAGGAGATTTTTAGAAAATCAGTTATCAATAATTTTGACACGGTTAAGATAAATACTCGAATGTCTGAGTTAGAAGCTATGGTTCATCCTCCTTGGATTAAGTACAAACTGGAATACGTAAGAGATGACAAGGGAATGATAAAACAACCGGCACAAGTTAAGTGCAGGGTATTGGAAAAACATGAAGACCAAAATATTTGTATATGGATAGCTGACGGAGGACACCCTGACGCAGCTTATGTGGGCAAGTACGTGGCCGGAATAGACAGCTATAATATAGACACGTCTTCATCTTCTAAATCACTTGGTGCCATGCTTGTGCTTGACAGCATTACCAAAAAACCAGTTGCGGCAATATGTTGCAGGCCGCCAAGAAAGGAGATATTTTTTGAGATGTGTGTAATGCTGTCTATTTATTACAATTTGTATTTTAATGTTTTAGGTGACGTTGCGAGTGATACCATTATAAAGCATTTTGAAATATCAGGATGCTATAAGTATTTGGCAGATAGACCTAAAAAATTTGAATCAGAAGGAAGTACTCAGTCTCATGACAAATGGGTTAGATTAACAGATTATAGCAGGCCAAGAATGATTGGGCTTATGCAAACACACGTAAATGACTATTGCGATCAAATTGATTTCCCTGAGCTTTTAGATCAGCTTGGTAATTATGACGAGGTGGCAAAGGATAGTGATAATGACTTGGCGGATGCTTATGGCATTGCTTTAATGCAGGATATTTCAAGGGAAATAAAGCCAAGAAGTGCTGCTGATGACAATGTTAAAAACCGGTTTGAGTTACCTCAATTTGAAGATGACGGTAACGGCGGCTTAAGATTAAAGAGAGGCGATTCAGGTCATGTAAAAAACATTCAAGAAGATAGGGACTTAATGTGGGATATGTTTGGCGGGCCGCCACAAGGTTAAAATCGTGCCAATAACTTATTTTAAGTAAGTTAAAGTATTTTTCTATATTTACACAACCTATTAACATTTAACGCATGAGCCTACTGTTTCCTCGTCAGGACGTCCCTTTAAAAGATAAGAATGAAGCCTGGAAAAAAAGTCATTTGGATTACGCTGAGTCAATTCTTATGTATGGCAACAACGCTCGCTCTCGAATGTCGAGGTTGTTTTTAAGCTACAATGGCATTAAGGTTAAAGGCTCGCTCGACTGGCTTACTAAACGATACGGGGAAACAGATAAAGCTACTTACATTGCTTATAGGTTAGGTAGAACCAAGATAGACTTACTTCACGGAGAATGGCTAAAAAGACCTTTAGCGGCTACTGTTACTACAATTAATTCAGAAGCAATGACTGAAAAAATGGCTCAGTACGACCGAATGGTTGGAGCTATGATTGCTAAAGATGAAATTGAAGCTATCAAAAAACATACCGGTGTTGATTTAATGGAAGGGGTGCAAATACCACAAGATGAAGAAGACCCAGTATGGAAAAAAATGTCTTTTAAAGACAAGGCGGAAGATATGATGCAAATAATTCTTGACAATCAGGTGAAGGAACTTGATTTAAAGAAGAAGATTGGCGAGAGCTTTAAGCATTGCGAAATTACTAATTACGCTTTTGGTCAAATTGAAAGAACTGAAACGGGCGATATTGAATATTGGACTATTGACCCGCGCGACGCTATTTTTGAAGCTATCGAGGGCGATGACTACATGGAGAAAAGCCCTATTATGGGATGTCGTAAATGGCTTCCTGTACATACGGTTTTAATGAAGTATAAGCTCACCGATGCACAGCGCGAACAATTAGAAACAGCAAGAAAAAATCCTTCTGCATGGACAGGCCAAACAGGAAGCGGCAGAGGGTTTATGCGCGACTTTAATGGTCAATTGGAAGTAGCCGTGCTGCACATTGTATGGAAATCAGTAACGCCAAGTTATTATAAGATCGTTCCTAAAACTCCAAATCAATTAGAATTAGAACCGGAAACAGATTCATTCAGATTAGAACTAGACCCTATTAAATACGAAAACAATAAAGACTACCATGATAAAATGGTGGCTAAGGGTGAGTATGTAATTGAGACTAAATGGAGAGAAGAGGAATATGAGGCAACAAGGATTGGCGGTATTATTGACATTAATATGCGCCCTACTTATTTCCAAAAACACTCAACGGACAAACCTTCACACGTACTTTCTTCTACCTATGTAGGGTATGTACACGGCAGAACAGATGGGGTGGTTGTTTCTTTACAGCAAGTGATTGAGAACTTCGAGAACATTTACGACATTTTAATGTATCAGATATTAAAAGATGTGGTACGCGCGAAGGGTAAAGTAATTGTTTTAGATAGAGCTGGGCTTGGCATCTTGGAGAAGCTGGACGGTGTAATTCATAAAATCACAAACGACGGGGTGTTGGATATTGACTCGGCTCAGGCCGGACAAAATGGAAGTCGATACAATCCAAATGATATTATTAAAACCATTGAGTTAGGATTGAGTGATAACTTTTCTTTCTTGGTAGCCTTAAGAAACGACATTCGTAACGAGCTTAATTTAATCACAGGCATTAATGAGAATCGAATGGGAATCACTCCTGCAAGTTCGACGGCCACCGCACAACAATCAGATATTTCAAATTCACGCACTATCACCGAGGCTTTATTCTATGGATTCTCAGGATTTACAAAACGAGTGATGCAACAAATAGTAAACGCTTCTGCTATCAGTTGGGCGTTTTACAAAGTAGAAAAGGGCGAGCAGATACTAGGTTCTGATAAATTCAATTTCTTACAAGTAACTAAAGATGTAGGATATAGGGATTACGGTGTATTTATTGAAGACGGCAGTGCTTACATGGAGATAAGTCAGAAGATAGATGCTGTTATGCAGCTTGCTATTAACGCTAAGACTATTGACACTATGGATGTGATGAATGTGATGCTGGCTGAAACTCTATCTCAGAAAAAAGCATTTTTACGCGAGGCCATGGAAAGAATGAATGCTATTGCACAACAACAACAGGAGGCTAATAACCAAGCTCAGGCTCAAATGCAACAAGCTCAATTAGACCAGCAGTTGCAGATACATCAGGAAGAGCGCGAAGACATTCAGCGCCAACAATCGGAAATTGTGGAACTACAAGGCAAGGTTCAAATGATGGTGGATGACAATAAGGCTAAGAATAATATGCACGAACAGAATCTTAAAGGTCAACAAGAGATTCTTAAGAGCACGATAGACAATCAAAATTCTGCGGTTTAAATTATAATTAAGGGTTAACAATTTACCGCTTTCAAAAGGATTATTCTTCACGGGGTAGTCCTTTTTTCATTTCAAATTTGTAATGGAAACATTTTCTTTTAAACCGTCTCAAATCTGTGATGTTAATATCTTTTTTATTCTTTGTGTTAAAATAGTTAGATATTTATGCAACCTTAAAAATTTAACAAAATGCCAGAAGAAACAAATCCCGCTTCCGTTTCGGAACAGTCAAGCACTGTAACAGCGCCAGATTGGTCTCTGCTTAACGAATTATCTAACAACCAAGAAGTTAAGATTGAATCGCCAAAAGTAGAAACCCCACAACAAACAACAAACACTGATGTAATCACCGACGAGCAAGTCAAAACTGATGACATTAAGATTGAAGTACCAGAAGAAAAGAAAGAAGAAAAAAAGGAAGAGGTTCCTGCCGCTACCGAAACGCCGGAAGTGAATCCTTTATTTGAAATCAAACCGGAAGACCTTACCGATGTACCGAAAACATTTGAAGAGGGTACTTTTCAAGCGCTTGCCAAAGACGGTTGGGGTATTGAATTGAAGGAAGAGTCTTTTGATGCTTTTAAGGAAAACTTCGTTCCGAAGGCAGAGTTAGAGAAAGTAACTCAAATGACTAAGGAGTCGATTTTAGCTGAATACTCCCCGGAAACGGCGGCCACAATTCAGTTATTAGAACTTGGACTTCCACAAGAATTAATCCTTGAGCCAACTCGTAATGTAGATAACAATGTTGCCATTATTGATAACGCTGTTAAATTAGGAGATGCGGAGCTGGTTCGCGCCGAGCTTGAAAACACAGAGGGCTGGACTTCTGAAATGATTGACACTGAAATCGAAGAGTTGGTGGCTAATGGAAAAATAGCTCACAAAGCTCAGGTGGTAAGGGTTAATCTATTGAATGATAAAAAAGTTCTGCTAGCTCAAAGAGAAGACATATTAAAAACACGCAATGATTTAATTGCCAAACATACTACAGATAAACAACGTGTTGCTGAACAAAAAAAGGAACAAGATAATTCCCTATTCCTAAAGGCTCTGAATGATAAGTCAGACTTTATGGGAGTTCCTATTCCTAAAGATTTCAAAGACGCAGTTGCTCTGAAGTTCCGCAGCGGACTTTATGACAGCAAATTATCTGAAGCACAAACAAAAGTAAACTCAATCCTTTTCGCAGAATTAGGCTCTAAGTTTGCTGATTTAGTAAAAAAGTCCGCCTTTGCAAAAGGGAAGGAGACTGAAATTAAAAAGAATGCCAATATCCCTCCTATCTCTTCCGCAGCGTCGGGACAACGAGTGATAAACAAAGAACCAAGCCAAGACAAAGAAAACGACTTTAACATCATTCAACAAGATTTTGGGAATAAATAATTTAATTATTAATCTCAAAAACTAAAATAAAATGCCAGCATCAAATCGCGGTGTCATTACCGTATCAACCGGTACTTTCTCTAACGACTGTACTACACAAAATGACTTGATTACAAATCAAGCTGTATTCCCTGAAATCCGTAAATGGATTGAGTTTGCTAACCGTCGTTCATTGTTTACAATGTTAACATCAGGTGTAGTAACTCCTTATGGTATTGACCCTTCAATTCAAACTGACAGTCCCGGCGCTTCAACTCGCGGCACTTCTATGGGTATTGGAACAGACGCTTATCAGTTCCGTATTATGGGGCGTATTGAGAAGAATGCCGTTATTTCTTCACAAGTAGGCTCTACACAAGCTGATGGTTCTTTCACTTTAAAAATGATGGACAATCACTTGAAAAAAGGACACGTAGTTGTATTTGGCGGAACAGGTAACTTTGTTGCTACCGTTCAATCAAGCGCTCGTCCTACTTCTGGCGGTTATTTATATGACTTCCAATCTAATAGTGGAGATTTGTTTGTATTCGCTACTCACACTCAAAGTTCAGGAACTAAAACTTGTTTCCCTGGTTGGACTGCATTTGGTGAAAAATCACTTCGCGGTTATGGTGAATCAGCTTTCCCAAGTATGTTCATTAACCACATGACCACTCAACGCGCTACTGCTACCATTTCCGGTGACGCTGGCGCTCGTGTTCTTTGGTTAAATTACATGACTACTAAAGACGGTGTAGATAAAACTGTAAAAGGTTGGATGCCGGAAGAAGTGGCTCAGGAAGAAGCTAAATTAACTATCCGTAACGAACGTGCTAAATGGCATGGTGTTTCTACGATGAAAGATGCTAACGGCGCGCTGTTAACTCAATCTCGTATGACCGACCCTGACACCGGACTTCCTATCATCCAAGGTGATGGTTTTGAAGAGCAAGTTGCTGGTGGTAACGTATTAACAGCATCAGGCGTTTCAGGACAACCTACCATTGATGACTATATTGACATGATGACCACCTTGAAGAAAAAAGGTAACATGATTTCAGGTTATACTTGGGTAATGGTTACTGGAGCTGATGGTTTCTCTAACTTCCAATCTGAGTGTGTTGCTTTAGGAGTAATGCAAAACATTACTTTCATGGATGTGAACAACCAAACTGGCGCTACTAAAGTTGCCGGTGGCGCTATGAGAGAAGTGGGTTATACATTCTCTAAAATCAATGTTGCGGGTAGCTCACTTATCTGTGTTGAAAATCCAATGTTTGATGACCCTAGATACCGCCCACAAACTCTTTCTAATGGAGCTTCTGTGTTAGGTTCTACTTGTTATTTCTTCCCTATCGGAGAAAGCAACGGAGCTAAAAACATGGAGATTCTTCATAAAGAAGGTAATGGCCGTAACCGTCAAAAAGTAACAGCAATGTTATCTGGTATGACTGGCTCTTCTCAAACAGCCATCACACAAGAAGATGCTGACGTGTATGCTATCTTAAAACAAGATATGATTGCAGTTTACAATACTCAACTTTGCGGTATTATTTACCCACGCGTATCTTAAAAAATATAAGGGGGTAATCAAGAAAAGGTTACCCCTTTTTTTTATAAATAACAAATAACAAAATAAGAAATGAGTAAGCACATTTTCATTCCTTCTACGAGAAAAAATGCGGATGGTAAATCTATCCAAGAGGACGTAGAGTTTGTTTATTGGAGAAATCCTAAAACGAACGAAGAGTACAAACTATTAAACCTAGAGAACGATTCACTCGCCCCTCGCTATGGTATAGTTGAACTTAAACCAATTAAAATATCCAACAGGCACGATAACCAAGTTGGATTTAGATTACTAACTGACAAAGTAAGAGATTGCAATATCGGCATACCGGTTAGGTTTGACCCGAAAACTGACAATCCTATTTGGCAGAAAGTGGAAATTTCTAATTCAGAAACATACGACTTGTCAAATAAAGATCAGCGCATGGAATGGATTATGGTAAAAAACTCCCCTTACTACACAGACATCGTTGATGGCGTTGAATTAAACGCAAATTTCGACGACGGTATGAAGGCGAGGTACAAGGCTGTTGATAAAGAAAGAGAGGCTAATACTTTTGCTCGTAAGTTAAAAGTTAAACGTAATGCAGAAGATATTGCAGAGGCTTTACTTGACAGACCAAAAGAACTGGAAGAAACGGCACTTATGTGCGGTTTTGATCCTAAAGCTATGTCCACTCAACGTTTGTGGG